GAATCGTAAAAATCAAGATAAATATTATTCAATGCTCTTTGGCCTGAACGGAATCCTACTTTCTTAATATTTCCGTCAAATCTGGATGCCTTACTATTTAATTCATTAAGTGCTCCAACCACCGTCTTGTTGTTCGTCTGCAAGTTGCTGATGACCGCATTGGTCAGTTTCTCAACAATCCAGTTCCAGATTCCGCTGAACGGCGAAAGCTTGTTTGCCTTTGCCGCTGCATCGTAAATCATTAAGGAATCCGCATCCTCTGGTGTTGCTTTCTGTGAATACTCATTAAATTTTCCCATCTTGTAATCTCCTTTCTAACTCTTTGATACGTTTTTCTTGCTCGTCGACCTTTGCGCTAAGTTCCTGTATGGCTTTAATGGCGTAGTTGAGAAGATACGGACTGTTAATCTGCTTAACATCCATCTCGCCGTTTTCGTCATATCCGCCGCCCAGAGCCAAGTTCGGGTCGATTTCTTCCAGTTCGTCTGCCACGAAACCGATGTTTTGATGCCATCCACCCATCCACTCTTTCCAGTCGAACTGACGGACTTTCATGCGATTGACCGTTTCGAGAGCGTCTGTTTCACTGCTTTCGATGTTTTCTTTTAGGCGGATGTCGGAAACTTGTGAGGTTGTATATAAATAGTCTGTGCTAAAGCCAGATCCACCCCATTTAGCACGGATTCCTAAACGTCTGTATGTTGCCGCATCTCCATGTTTACTACCTGTTCCCGAAAAAAGATAGGCCACTTGCGAATCATCTGCGCTTACGGACGCTACCGGTTGTCTTTTGACTTTGCCGGATGTTTTTGCTTGATTTTCCAAGTCGTAAAACATAAGGGGCCCATTGACAGTTGCGTTTCCGCCTACGCTCAAGCTTTTGCCAATAGTTGCACTTCCATCTGTCGAAAAATTTGCTCCAAGTTCGCATCCGTCCGTAAAAAGTGAGTTTGTATTTATTCGAACTTTATTGTTCAGATAGCGAACAATATAGCCTTCCCATTTTTTGCTCGTATCACCTTCCATCCAAAGTTCAGGCACGTTATTTTGGACTTTCTGTGCGTACAGCCCGTATTTTCCAAGCATCAGTGCATTGTAGTTGTCTGCATCTGTGTAGTCCGTATACAATCGCAATCCGGCAGTGTTAAGAGACACCATCGGGTTTCCGGTGTTTTTATTAAGTACGACATATCCGGTATATCCTAATCTCGATACCTGATTTCCGTCAGCATCGTAAATCTTCAACTGACCGTTTCCATTATTCGTGCCGCCAAGACTGATGACGCCACCTTTCATGGCATTGAATGAGATAAACAGCGTCTGGTTCCCGCTTTCATCTTTTTCGTAGTACAGCCCTTTGAACTTCCCATCGTCTGACAAGATATCGACTATCTGTTCCTGTGTCAGTGACGCCACATCAACCGCAACGGAATATGTCTGATAGTCCGCAAGCTTCGTTTTCGACTGGTCAAAATACAGTGAAACTTTGAGCATGTCATGGGCTTTGAGCGACAGGCCGTTGACATTGATGTTCAACCGGTCAAGCGCTGCAGTCTGCGATACCGTGAGTGCCGACCATGTAGCGCCGTTGTCAGTGGATTTTTCTAGTTTCCACCATCCTTTTTGTGACTGCGCAACTTCGCCGTTTCCGTCCCTGTAGAATGAATCTACAATGAGCGGTGCCGGCGTTATCTTCTTGTCTGCCCCCATTAAAAGTACATCCGCATTGCTCCGGAAGAAGTAAGTCCTTCCGGCAGTCCCCGGTTCACCCTTAATCTTTGTCCAGCTGTATTTCGTCGGGTCTGTACTATCATCCGGCGTGTAATCGGTATACTGCCCGATATACAGCTTATTGACGCTATCATCCACGGAGAAACCTGTTCTGCCATCCGCACTGTTAGCATATGCGGTATGGAAGTATGGCGTTTTTCCGTTCGTTCCCGGTGTTCCCGGCACGCCCTGGTCGCCCTCGAATTTCGCCCACGTGTACTTGCTCGGGTCGGTACTGTCAACGCCGGAAAAGTCCGTATAAGTCCCGATGTACTTGTTTGGTGTCTTGCTCATCTGTGCCGCTGTCGGGTTCTGTACCGGTGCGTACTGGATATGCAGATACGTTGTCTTTCCATCTGTTCCAACGCCCGGGATTCCCTGCGGCCCGGCGTACTGTTTCGCAAGTGAGAACTGTTTCGATACGACAAGGTTATTCAGATATGCGGCTTTGATGTTCACCCATCCGCTGTCTGCGGTCAGCCCGGTAACGGTGTACGTCTTAGTTTCCTTATTCCAGCTTCCCTGTATGTTCTGTGATGTCGTAATCGTGTACGTACAGTTGTCTGTAATATCCTGTGTGCCGTACATGACGGTCGCCGTTGTGGTGCACTCAGGGAACTCTGTATAGTTGCCGTCGCTGTCAACTGGGATACCCTGATAGTCGTTATCAAGCTGCATGGTCATGTTTCTGGCCAGAGCTGCCATGTTCTCAACATCTTCAATCTTTTCATCAAGTGGCTTACCGCCGATCGTCACGCAACTTCCGTCAAGAGTAACTGATCCGGTGTCCATGTCTGCTTCAAATATCGCATTTCCGCTCTTGTCTCTTACGACGAGTGTTCCTGCGTTAATATAATCAGCATTAATGCCCTCCGCATAGAGCAGTCTGGTTATTAATTCGCCAGTCACCGCAAAGCCGTAAGGATACGTTTTTCCACCATCAATCGACACGGCAAACGCCTCCGCCGTCAGTTTCCAGATTATGTTAGATTCTGCTATGGTCGGCTTGTTGTGCATATAGTATATGATACTGCCATCCTGTTGTGGCTCCTGCGTCATATACAGGCCGCTCGAAGAATTGAGTGTTTCAGCTAATCTCCGTATAGCCTCTTCTCTTGCGGACGTTTCTTTTCGGACCATCTGGCGTGCCGCAACTATAGCTTTTGTGCTATTCCCGTAAAAATCACTACTGCCTCTGATCGGATCATCAGCCTGTGTCTTAACTGTAGTCAGGCCGCCTACATTTCCGGAAACGTCTGTCAGAGGAGTAAGGTACTTATTCCCTAATCGGTCGTAAGTGTATACCATGTCGCCAAACTCGACGAGCGGGTTGTATACCAGATCGCCTTCAAGATTCCGGAATCGTGCCCCTACAATCTGCTCGCCGATAATATTTGCCACTGTCTGAAGCTGATCGGTATCAATCAGCTCGTTCTCAAGTTCAAGGACGTATCCTTCCTCTCCGTACATGCCGGAATAATCAGTATTAGCATCGTCGTTTGACTGCCCGTTCATTACCTTGATTCCAGTTATGACTATATCATCACTGGAAAGCGCAGGTGGGTTCGCATAGGCCATCAATCTCTGAACGTCACTGCCTGGGCCGGATGTGAGAGCCAGGAATCCCTCTGCGTTAATAGTCCATCCTGGCAGAGAAACAAAACCGTCGGTATCAATAGACGGGTTAGCATCGCCGAAATGAACAAAACCATCTGTATCCACAGTCGCGGCATTGTCAGATTCCATTTTCCCAAAATCCCATTTTACAAACTGGAGATTCCCGGAATAATCAATCCGGGCATTCGCAGACTCAACCATAGCCGCATATCCGAACAACTGGCGAAACGTCATACTGTCAGGAACGCTTCTTATTATAATATCGCCATGGTCCATGGTCAGATTCATACCTATGCCGACAGTCTTACAAGCATCTCTGACAAGGTTAATGAGCGACTGCGGCAGTTTTAATCCGCTGGTATATGTCTTATTCGCCTTATACATATCATCCAGCGCCGTAACATTGATGATATCTGAGTATTGCTCTGGCGTAGTGACCGTATAGACTCCCTTGTCAATAGTTTCAATGATGTCTTTCGTAGCTGCCTGTGTTGCGATGATAGGATCACCGGTACTGTCCAGAATCGGGTTATAACTTTCGTCCAGCAGCGTGCTTACAGACTCCGGTGCCGCATACGACGTCTGAAGCTTCAGATAAGCATGAATCTTAGCTCCGTAAAAGTTGTAGTTCTTCCACTGCTCCTGATCGTTATTAATACTCAGCGTCAGCGTTTTACAGACAGTAACGCCGACTGGAAAACTGCTGCTATCTGCACAGTCGGAAAATCCGTTGTCGCCGTTCATGATATCTTTATTAATGGTCTTTTTTGTTCCGTCAGGAAAGGTGATATCCACTACCATTCTGACTGGTTCGCCAGCTTCAAGCCTTTCTCTAAATGCGTTACTTACGTTAATCACAGTGGATTCACCCCCGTCATATTAAATTCTAATGATGATAAAAGTTTTCTATCATCCGACAGTTCCCCGATGGCTATGTTTTGCGTCTGACCCACGTAGAATGGAGCGTCTCTCCAAACTCCGTAATACGGCGAGAAATAATGTAGCGTAAATTTATGTCCTTTTGCTACCATCTGCAAAATCTTAGTTGCTTCCTCCATTGGGAGGTCACTACCCTTATATGTATACTGCTCTACGGTAAACATCGGCGTAAAGTAGCCTACACCATATTGTGTCCTCTGACTGGATTCCGTGTAAGTCGTGGCAAAGGAGAGCGCAAGGTCTTTATCCGGTTGCCAAATTACTGTTCCATTGATTTTGTATTTTTCCATAACGCCCTCCTTTCTATGCCATTTCAAACGGGTTTTTGCCGCTTGTATCTCGTCTCATCTGTGCTTCTTTCATCATCTCGTCAAACAGTGTCCTGCGGTTGATCTGAGCCGTAAATCGGTAGCTTCCACCACCTGCCTGTCGTCCTGCTGTTTCTTCCCGGACAATCTTTCTGAGCAGAGCTTCCGGTGTCTCGATATTGTTACCCTGCTTCTGGTCGCCCAGAACTGCAAGAAACTCACTTCGAGGCGGAATGACTGCACCTTTTGCCAGATATGGAACTGTCGGAACTCGTGGGAAAGTAGCTTTAAACCCGATAGTCTTTGAACCAGTCGGGGTCGGTACTTTCCATGGGCCGAACGAAAAAGCTGATTCCACGGTACTGATCGCGCCGTTAATAGTTCCAATCGCACCGTTGATAGTACTGATTACTTTGTTGAATACTGACACTACGGTGTCTCTTATTTTTGTGAATATATCAACTACGGTATCCCTCGCATTAGAAAACTTGTCGACAATAGTGTCCCTAATAGCTCCTACTTTTGTAGTTACCGTATTCCACATGTTTTTGAAAGTGGTCGTGGTTTTTTCACTCACATACTTCCATACCCCACTGATTTTTTCCCTAAGGTTTGTTAATTTTTTTGTAACTCCGTCAACAAGTCCCCTTGTTTTTCCAATAACCCAGTCTTTCAGTTTTGTAGCAGCTTCTTTGATTTTGTCCCAGTTCTTGTACAGCAAAACTCCGATTGCTATAGCAGCACCGACTGCGATCGCAAAAATCCCGCCAGTGCCGATTGCTGTCGCAATGGCCTTGATTCCACCCATGATCCCGCCAGTGCCAGTCATTAACGCGATAAGTCCTTTTGCGGCTGTAGCTATTCCAGATACACTTTTGATAATTCCCGATGCTAATTCTGCAATCTTTACTGCCGCGAACGCTCCGATTAGGGCTGCGCCGAACGCTTCAACAATCGACTGATGATCAGCAAGAAAAGTTACTACTTTTGCGACTAAATTAATCACTGTCGGAAGTCCTACCTCAATAACCCATTTTAACATCGGAAGAACGATGTTATTGTAAATCCATTCAAGAACATTTCCAATGGATTCCAGAATTGGTGCAAATGCACTTGTCAGATTACTGATAGATTCTAACAGCGGATAGAAATCTAAGTTTGCCGCCCACGTTGCCGTATCTGCGGCAATCCTCTCAATGAACTGCATAACCACCACAAGAGCATCTGCGATGTTCTGTATAATCTGCGTTCCGACATTGTTCTTATTCCACGCATCGGCAAAACCGGATGCAATATTCCCAATAGTTTTAAGCACATTCTGAGCAATTCTTAGCATGGTCGTGAGCATTGTTGTACCAGTACCATTTGTCCAGACTTCTACAAGGCTTTTACCTACACTCTTGGCAAGCTTCGCAATTCCCGACAAAGCAATGTTTGCTGCGTCAATGGTGTTCTTGCCCTCTTTTTTCCATGCGTCATGAAAAGGCTTCCAAAGTTTTTTAAACAAATTTGCAAGTTTCTTTGCCGAATCACTAATCTTATCAAGAACCGTCTCGCCCTCTGCTACTTTTCCGTAATCAACATTTTGTACAGCATCTTTCATCTGATCTGCAAGTCCGCCAGTTGTGCCCGGTACTTTTGACGATGAATCCGCACTTTTATCCGTTGAGTAATTATTTATTTCGTCGAGAGGACTAAGATACCCTTTTGCCGCTTTAGTAGCTTTCTTAGTTGCATCCGCTGTATCATTTGTTGCATCTGCCAGCTTTTCGGCATTGTCGGCAGCATTTCCATATTGGTCTGCCGTATCAGCTATTGCATCTGTCCCGGCAAGACCTGCGCCACTTGCACCTGTCTGACCAGAAGATTTTTTCCCGGTGATTAACTCCGTAAATGACTTGAAGGCATTCGCCAGAGTTGCCAGTTTGCCCAGTAAAATATTAATAACTCTCAAAACGGGAGTGAAGAGATTGATTAATCCCTGTCCGACTGTTGCCTTGAGAGATTGCAACTGCAACTGCATCACTCTGACCTGATTCGCCCAACTGTCCGAAGTACGAATAAAGTCACCAGATGCGGCAGATAACTGTTTCTGTACAAAAGCCAGACGGAGGGCAACTTTCTCCTGTTCAGTCATGGCAGATGTGGTTTTGCCATAGCCATTTGCAAGTGCATACTGGTCGAGGGCCGACTGGCTCATTACCACGCCAAGGTCCTTGAGTGTTTCTGTTTCACCTGTAAACACTGATTTTAGCTTGATATAAGCCAAGTCCTGACTAATGTTATAGAATGATGCTACGTCACCAGTCAGCTGCGTCAGAGCCGTTGACATATCATAAGCCTGTGCTTCGGAGAAACCGAACGACTTAGACATTGCTCCGAACGTACCGACATACCTTTTTGCCATTGTTTCAGATAATCCGGCTGAGGCCATGGCGTTCTTTGCAAATTCGTTTACCTTGTCAGACATGGTGGTAAATGTAACATCGACCACGTTCTGTACTTCTGCCAGATCAGAGCCAAGCTCTATAGACTCTTTACCAAACTGAATTAGCTTACCAACAGCAAATGCAGAACCAACTAAAAAACCAATTCGCTTTACTATCGTTCCTAATCCTTCAAACTGACGGCCTAAAAGATTTACTTTTCGACTTGCACCGGAAATGTCCATTTTATTAAATGAGCTAGAAACCGTGGTGCCTGTTTTTTTTGCCGAATTCCCCATTTTGTCCATAGAGTTTTCGACTTTTTCTGATTTTTGCTGTAAAGATTGAAACGAATCTTCGAGTTTTTCAAATCCATCGTGAAATATGCTATTAATATTTGCATTTATTTCCTTGACCGAGTTTGCTAAATCTTTAAATGCCGCTTGTACTTCTTTGACGCCAGACGATATTCCGTCAGTATCTATCCTGGTATCAATAATAATTGAGCCATCAGCAGCCATACATTCACCTCCTAACTATTTGAGGTTCAACATCTCATTCAGCGCATCCTTGTACGCTTGCTCTTCATCGCTGAGACGTGTTTTTATATCAATAATGTTCTTGTTTTCCTGATAGAATTTCTTTTCCCATTTATCGAGCTTTTCACCCTTTGCCTTTTTTGACCGGATTCCAACTACGGTATTAAAAAGGCACTCGCCGGATTCCATAAAATATCCGAAAAACGTCCACCAGTGCATATAAGGCACTGCTCTGATTTCTTTGCCAGCAACCTTGTTTACAGCCGGCACGATCATGTCTCCGTCTTGTTCCCAGTCCATCAAACGGGGCTTTGGGTGGTTCGGGTTATCGTCCAACTGTCCGCAGTCGATGAACTCCGATGCTTTCTGACAAGCTTCGTCCAGGCACTCAGCCGGTATGCTTTGCCAGTCCTCAAACAGGATCTGTAACATAACAACTGCTTTTGCCTGCTCGTCCAGTTCTGGGTCGTTCATAGCTACGAGAATATCAATGATTGCTCGAAAATCCGTTCTAATAGAAAAATCCACCCCACTGATGTTTAGTGAGGTGGGAAGCTCATAGGCGGTCATTTTGTATACTTCTCCGTATACTTATTAACTGCTGCCTGCATTTTCTTTTTTCTCTTTTCGATTTCCGGTGAAATTGCTTCTGCGATTTTATCCAGAACAATGTAAGCGAATACCTGACCATTTCCGAAAACAGTAGTTGCCGTGATCGGTTCCTTGAACAGGTCCTTTGATGCTTCGTATCCGAGCAGGTAGTTGATCTTGTCTTCAATCTGTTTATTGAGTTCCGCCATCTCTTTACCAGAAGTGACTTTCTGAATAGAATCTTTGAGCTGCTCAAAATATTCTGTCAGTTCCTCTGCACGTGCTGCTACATTAATGTCCGTCGGATTAAGTTTGAAAGAAGAAAAAACTTCATCTTCATTGTTGGTGAATGTAAAAATGAGAATTCCATCATCAATTTTTGTATTAATTACTTTTGCCATTTAGCATGTCCTCCTTGTATATGTGCTTATTCGCTGTCGGCTGTGAACGTACCGGAACTAATATCAAACTTTCCTTTTACACGTTCGCCAACATAGTTGACGGTAAACGGAATCTGATAGCCGGATGTGTCACCACCGTAGGAGGTCGGCACAACGTAGCAGTCCTGCTGATATGCTTCATACTTGCCTGCTGTAGCTTCTGTCCAAAGGTGAACCTCAACTGCTTTTGTCTTGAGGTTATCGTCTTTGAGACGTCCATCTACGATCTTCTGTAATGCCGTGAACAGATCAGAAGTAGTGTCTGCATAGAACGGATCAGCGTCAGAAGAAACTTCGTAGCCGTTATGTTTGAATGTGGATTCTCCAAGAATGTTTTTAGATGTTTCGGTATCTGGATTGAGTTCTACGTTATACTCTTCCAGATCTTTTCCAAGACGTTCATACTTCGGTGTCAGTCCTCCACAGAGAGAACCTGCATCGATATAATGAGCCATATATTTACGGTCAATCTTGCCTGTAACTGCCATAGAAATATCCTTTCTGCCTATAACTTTTAAAAGGCTGTGTAGGTTAGCGGCTATCTCTAATTGATAGCCGGTTGTTACTCGTTATATTACTTCATATGTGTTTTCATAGCGCACTGACAATGGCAATAACCAGTCCTGCACGCCACTCTCCTGTGGCTCTAAACCATATGAGTTATCGCGTGTGATACGTTTTATCACTCGCCCCTGAGAAAGCTCAGGAAACGCATTTAAACGTGTCTCAGAGCCATTTATGGTAACTGGTTCTCGGCATATCCATTTACCGAGATTGTCAAGGAACTTCTGAACAGATAGTTTCTGCCTTTCTTTGTCAGATGCTGTACGATATACCACGTAAAATGGGTACTGACAAATTTGGTGCATTATTCCGCAAACATCTTCTTTTTCTGAATAGACCAACGCTCCGTTATCTGCCGAGAACGCAATTCCCGATTCCTTGCCAAGTTCTTCAAATTTGATTGTTTCATTTTCGTATAGTCCTGGATACTGATTCAGAAGTGCTTTCATGGCATCTGTCAGGATTTCATATCCAGTTGCATCTTTTCCAATAGGCTTATCTGCCATGTCTGCCGCCTCCTGCCTGTGCTTTTACTTTGCGAATCCATGTGCTACCATATTGTCGTTTAGCGGCGTCGAACCACTTTGCCTGTGCCTGCGGGTGTGCCTGCTTGGTGTATTCAAGATTTTCCTTTGCAGCTGTCCGACCAGAGAACTGACTGACAAGGACTTTCTTTGCTCCACGTCTTGCATAGGGGCTTCCGGTCAACTCGTCAACCATTCCTTTTCCTTCATACAGAAAACGCCCATAAGGAGCCGCCGCTGCACACACAAGTCCAGTTCCTTGCAAGGATGTACTTTCAATTCTTGTTCGGTTGATAAAGTCCCCTGTAATCATCGGCATAAATGGAACCATACTGTCCATGACCATTCCGTCAAGGAGATATTGAGCTTCTTGGTACTGCCTGGAGAATCTGTCCATATTTAGCTTTATTTTCATATCTCCATCAACTACGGAGAACCCTTTAAAATGATGAATTTTACTCATATTACTTACCCAAAATCTCAAAATGCGGAATCAGTGTATACGGACCGCCTACACTGGTAATCTTAAACACGTTATCCTTATTCTCATTCATGTACTGGTAGAATCCATTTCGATAATCACTGTCAGATACCGTTCCACCATTCCACTCACCCTCCCAAAAAAATGACTCGTCCGAGAATGTGATAGTGTCTTCCAGAGCGTTGTTAATCTGCCTTTTCCACTCTTTAGGCGGCACCCATGGAAGAATCTTGCCGTCTCTATCGGTAATGGTTATGTCACCATTCTGGGCAGTGTATCGAACGTGTAACTGTGCGTTGTCAGTTGCGTCTGGCCCGTACTTTTTAAGGATTGCCCCTTTGTCCGTAATGAGGTCAACGCCGGATAAAACATGAGGATACCAGTACGCATCTCCTGTCGTGGCTGATTCGTAATAATTAAAAATCGTCACCGTTTTTTCGTACATGATACCCTCCTATCCTTCACATATTGCTTTTGAAAATCTGTCGTGGAATGCCTTGATTCTAACAATATTACCTTTGCATTCTTCCGGCACTTTCCCGTAAAAGACAATGCTTTCTGGGTGTAATCGTTCAATCATAGCATTATAGCCGGAAAGAAATAGTTCTTTCTTTTTCTTGCTATTCATGCAGCCAACTGAAGATACCGCCACTGTTCCACCCTCTGGTTCTCCATCAAAACACCAATCGTAAGAATCAAGTGTACTCCATGATATTGTTGGAATAACACGGCAACCATATTCTTGCAAATATGCACCTATCCAGTGCTTGCGGTAATGGTTGTATATCTGGATAGCTTTAGGGAAGTCGGTGTAGGTGCTGAAATCTGGTGTTAGAATGTACCGGAATTTGCTCAGCTTATCCACGTACCTGTCTGGATTTCTCCATAGTGCATCAAACTGATAATCGTCCAAAAAGAAATGAACAGCTTTCTCTTCTGGATTATTGCATTTTCCTCTGGCATAATTAAAACCGACAAATTCGCAATTGCCCTCGAATGTCTCAGGTTGTATCTGCGGTATACCATATTCACCAATGCCAGGAAAGATACGGCGGTTTAGATTTTCGTAAGCTATGCTTGTCTCTTTATTTGCCATAGGCTATTTTCTTCGACGTCTGCGGCGGTTTACGCGGTTGACTTTTGCATCTGCTCTCGAACCACTGGACAGCGTCCTGTTCGATGCTGTTTCTCTGTCTAAGAATGTATTTGTCGCCTTACGATCAGCCTTATACGCTTTTTGATCTTTTCTCATCTCAGACGCGGAGATATTTTTCACAGTAGCACCGTTGGATACTGCTCTTTTTTTGAATTCACTCGCAGACATATTCAGCGGAGTAGGCTGTGGCGCACCACCTATTCCAATCTGATAGTAGTGCCGCCCGTTCTTGTTTGAGAAATAATACCTCGTTGTTTCACCATTTCTGATTACATCAAGTCCGCTGGTTCCGCTGGAACTTAGTCCACTACTTCCACCACGTCCACCCATAAAATCACTCTTTCTGCACTGTCTGCTTAATAACCTGATTCACACCAGTAGCCGACAATCCGTTAAACATACCGACCGCAACCGCTGTGATATAATCCGTTGCCGGGAAGTCCGGGATAACTCCCATTCCGACTGCTCCGAGAATTCCACCAATAACCGCCATGATTACTGGAATCCATTCATCAGAGATTCTTTTTGATGCTTTGCAGCCCATTCCTACGATATAGCAAATCATAACGATTGCTATACATGAGCCTAATGTTGAAATGTCCATTATTTATCACCCCTTAACGCCTGAATAGCATTCATAAAATCAGCTGTATTTTTAGCCATTTTCTCAACATTTTCAGGCTTTTTAAGTTCTTCAATAGTTTCACGGAATGCCTGCTTTACTTCGGGATTTTCTCTGAATATCTTTTTCATATTTTCCCTTGAACATTCAAGGCAAATGTCGGTACTCCAATGTGGCTTAAGTTCTTTTCCGCACTGTCTGCATTTCATACTCACACCCCCGCATAAAGAATCGGTATTCCATCATCCGTCCTTACTCCCATCAGAAGCGGCAAAGCTGTCTTTAAGAGCAAGTCGTTCGTTTTCTGCACATCTCCGGCGGCAGCATACACCGCACTCCATTCCTTTGCACTTGCCCCAATTTGCTGTGGCGTTGCGTAAGAGATGGATTCACTGCCGGAAGACACAGATGTTACAATGCCTGTCGTGCTACCACCGGACCCGATTGCGGTTGACGTACCGCTCACAGCGGCATTGGTAGCATTCTTCTCAGCAAGTTCAATCTGATACATTAATTCAGTCAATGAACAGACCGCCTTTTTGATACGTTTTTGCGAACGTTCGTTTGTTGGCAGTCCGTCCACCAACCTGTCAAACGTCATTGTGTCCACAAAATCACTGGCTCTTTCTGCCAGTCGTGGAAATTCGGTTTCTGGCACGACATTGCCGAATGATTCTGTATAGAATTTATAATCTGCATAAGCCATGCCAGTTACCTCCTACATTTATGATTTTGCTGTTACAGTCGCACTTCCGGCATTCAGTGCTTTGTATGTTCCGTCACACTCAACTACTGTGATCTTCTGTTCAGTTGCCGCCTTAATGTCAGCTTTTCCGTCCCAAGAAGTCCAGTTTCTGAGGTTCTGGCCATATCCGACAGTTACTGCATCTGCTGCAACTTTGTATTTATATACGTTGTTGGCATTTTCCTTAGTCGGATTTACGGTAATTTTTGTATCACCGCTTGCTGTTCCAGCCACGGAATTTACTGTCAGAGTGCCAAGCGTTGGTGTCTCATCAATGGTGATTACTGCGATTGCGTCAATGTACTCCGCAAAAAGAGTAAGTCCCATAACCGCAAACGCCTCAGACACTGCTGTGTGATAGTTGCCCTGAGTATGGAATCCGATCAGGTTTGTCTCACCGGAAACGGTATACACAAGACCTGCTCTTGCGAAGTCAGATTCGTTCGGGTCAACATAGTAAAGTACGATGTTCTCGACAGGAGTAGCGATAACCTGTCCACGTGGGATCTCACTGTCAGATAACAGGAAGATGGTATTGAATCCCATGAAATCCTTCATGTATTGGAATCCGAACTGGTTCTGAATAGAAATCTCAGCTGCTCCGAGGTATTCATATACGTCCAGAATGTTCACAAATCCAACAACGCCAGTCACATTTCTGTGCATCTGTTTGAATTTGTTCTCTACACGGCCTTTAGCCATTGCCAGAGCCATCTGGAATGTTGTTTCTGTGGAAGTAAGTGTACCGGTTTTCAGATAGTCATAAAATCTGCTGGTAACGTCAGTCTGAAGCTGGAAAAGGAATTCATCATCGGTCATCTGAACAGCGTTCTCATAACCGTGATCCTTGATTGCTTCGATAGATACAGCCTTTGCGTACTTTTCGATAGTCATTTCCGCATAGTTCTTTTCTTTTACAACGAATTTGCTGTAAGGGATCTCCTCGCCCTCGCCAACTTTTCCACTCTGTAAAGTACCCTCTGCGTATTTTGACTTGAGTACAGCACCCGGCTGCTTTTTGATAGGTCTCATGATACCCAGAATGTCACGTAAGTGCTGCCAGTTTCTTTCGAATCTGGTAACAAAGTCAATCTCACGTGCTGTGACCTGAATATCATTAGTCATAATAAGATTAGTTTTTGCTGGCATAAAAAAATCCTTTCTACCCATAATTGTTAAGGTATTGGGTTAGCGGCTATACTCTGGTGTATAGTCGGTGTAAAAAATCACTGGAATAGCTGGATATTCTGAGCAATTGCAGCCTGCCTTTCGGATGGGTCTTTGATCGCTTCGATATCTTTCTTTGTCATGCTTCCTGGTGTCTGCTGCTGTCCAACGTGAGTGGTAAATCTCGCCTGATTCTGCTGAGATTCATCCACAAAAGCAGACGCGTCAGACTGCTTCATCTGTTCGATTAAGTCGTTCAGTCCAAGGATTTTGCCGTCTTTTAGTTTCAATCCTGCTTCCTTGATGTCTGCCATAACAGACTTCTTAGCCGCTTCACTGGAAAACTTAACATCGTCGAGTGCTGCTTTCAGAGCATCTGAGAAATCACGGTCATAGATTTTTGCATTAAACTCTTTTTCTGCATCTGCCGCTTTCTGCTTCCAAGTCTCTAACTCGGTCTTAACATTCGCCGGGTCGATACCGTCAAAACCTTTCAGGGTTTCCTCTGCTGTCTCAGCACGTTCTTTCCAGCTGTCTCGTTCTCCTTCGACCTTTAACAGAGTTTTTGCTACTTCTTTCGCATTCTTATAATGCTCAGAGAGTGCTTTCTTCACATCTGCCTGTTTGTCCTCCGGGATCTCGATTCCAAATGATTTTAATGTGTCAATAAGTTTCTGCATACATATCCTCCTGGTCGTGTTTATTGACCTGCCGCCGCAGGTATGGATTAAGCCAGTTAGACCACTGGCAAGGTAATCGAAAAGGGTGGACTCGAACCACCGACGTCAAGGACTATGCGTCCTCCGCTCTTCCACCTGAGATACATTTCGTCAACCCGGATTCCCGGGTTAGCAAGGTGTTTAACGTGTCATGCCTGCCACGAGTTGTTCCGGGCGCCTGTCCGCCCATTTACCTTTTACAAGGAGGTGCGTACTGTCTATGCGAGCGAGCAAGTCATATAGACAGTAATGGCACGTGTCGGAAATTGCATCCGCTTTTCAACCTCATGCATCTTATGTGACAATCCGGCCACTGCATTTTCTATTAAGGACACGCACCCGAGAAAGGAGGAATCAATGAAAAATGTCTATGTCAAGTGGCGGAAACCACTTACGAATCTTCCTCATAAATACATTGTACCACAAACCTTTCCAAAAGTTGTGGTACATGTTTTAGCCAATTAGAGCATATCCCGGAGTTTTTCCACGTATCTCTTGACAAGATCACGTTCTTCCCGGCACTCTGCGTCCTTGGACATGTCGCTCATTTCTGTTGTGAGTTCGTCCAGGTGTTCTTCCAGAGCAGCAAGCATCTTTCTTTTGCAGTCCTCAGACTTGCCGGAACGATAGCTCTGTTTCTGCGTCATATAGTCATCGTAAGCGTCTCGCCCATCAGAACGGCTGTAATGTCCTCTAACATAATGCTCACCGCGTCTGGCATAAGAACTACCTCTGTCGTAATCCGGCATCATTCTGCCATCATTTGAGCTGTATCTCCCCATGCTGTCGCGCTTTCTTCCACGTTCGCTGTAATCGTCATTGTAGCCGCCGCGCATCTCATCAAGGACAGTGTTGTAGTACTCCACTTTTTTGTCCCAGTACTGTGTATTCTTGATATCTTTGTACATGTCAATCAGCTTATACGTCATATCCAGATTTCCAGTGGTCAGTCCACTGTCAGCGATTTTGGACAGTTCATCTTCAATTCTTGCGCATAAATCTTTAATATCTCTCATAACTGCACCTCCTACGCTTCTCTGGTTACAACAATGTTTGCGTTTGCAACAGAAATTGCCTGATCGCTAGTGTTCTCTACCGCGATATTAACGCAGCATCCACGAGGTACATCAATATAGATGCCAGAGGACACATTGTTGTACTGGTCTACTGCTGCCGGTGTAGAGATCATCTGAGAAGATAATACAGGTTCGCCAGAGATTGCAATAGCCAGAGAAATAGCTCCGACAGTACCGCCTGTTGGAATTGCGATATTGCCAGAAAAATCCACAAAGAATCTCGCTTTGCACTGATTAGTCAGTCCTCTCAGCGTAATAATTCCACTTCCCTCTCTGTGCTGAATACAGTTAGAGCCTTTAACTGCTGTGTTTGAAAATACTACGTTTCCATTTGCTGCTACAGTCTGAGCAGCTACATTTGTAAATTCTGCCATAATTTTTACTCCTTTCATATCACAAAAGGACAGGTCTCAGCCTGCCCCTCTGTGTAATACGGCATAAGCCGACATTCGAATCAATCGAAAGATACTCTCGATATGAAGTTATCAGCAATTACATCCAGTGTTGCATCCGCATCCGTAGTATGTGTTCGGGTTAGGAACCTGATATGCCGGAATCGGTGCTGGATTGATTGCATTAATGAGCTGCTGTGTCTGAGAAGCCATTGCAGTTGTGAGTAATGCACTCTGGCGATCCTGAGAAGCAGCACGTCTGAGGTCATTGTTTTCAGCCTGAAGAGAAGAAATCTTTTCATTGCAAAGATAATCAAGAATTGCTCTTGTTCCTGCGTTCTGGCTGTCAATAATGTCTCTTGTGTTACTGTTCATTGTGTTCTGCAATGCACAGGTATTCTGTGCCATATTGTAGTTCATACCCTGGATAGCTTCTCTGGTTTCACAACAGCAGTTTGCAAGCTGCGCCTGCAATGCGTTTGTGTTCTGCATATTGGCTACAGTATCGGCATTAATAGCCTGCTGGATTCCAAAGCCGGTCTGCATGATGTTGGTGTTGATTCCATTGAATCCAGTAAGCATACCGTTATTCATGGCATAGAATCCATCACACAGGCCGCTATTGATTCCGTCAAGTTTGCTGATTACTGCGGAGTTATCGAATCCTCTCTGAATGTCCGCCTGAGTAGCTGCTGTGGCTGTATATCCACCACCGTTGCCATTGTTGCCCCAGCCATTGTTTCCCCATCCGCAGAATGCGAACAAGAAAAGCACGATAAGCCACCATGCACCATCTCCACCAAACATGCCATCATTTCTGTTGTTTCCAGTTAAAAGAGCAACATCTGATGCTGTTAAATTTCCATCCATAGTTATATCTCCTTTATTGTGTATTTACATCAATCTGGCCAGATTGTAATGTACTATTTCATATTTTTTAGCAGATTCTGAAACTGTCCTGCCATCTGCTGAACTTGGTTAAGTTGCTGTTGGGAAATCTTCCCAGACTGTAACATCTTCTGGACTTCTTCCTTCGGGTCTCCCTTAAAATTCTGTTTAAACTGCATAAACTGCTGTATCATCTGCATTGGCCCATTTCCCTGTGGCATCCCACCACCGAGGGCATTGAATAATGGATTACTCATCTGCGTTTCCTCCCTTGACTGCTGATTCCTGTGCGGTATTAGCCCTAACAGGTTCAGAAAAAGAATTTAATCGGTTTATGATAGCTTCGTATTTGCCCCTTAAATCGTCATATTCCTGTCTGGTGACATATTTATTGTCCATGTTCTGAACAGGCTGTTTAGGTGGCATCTGAGCGCCTACCTCGTGGTATTCAAACGTCCGCAATGGTTGTGGCATGCCGGAAACGTCGGTGGATTTTATAAAGAATTTTTCACTCTCACTGTCCATCAGTAAAACACTCGTTCCGGGTGCTACCAGATAGGATTTTGCACCGACTTCGCCGGATACCCACAGGATACCATTATTATTCTGTTGTGGTTGCTGTACTGGTTGAGCTGGCATCTGGACAGGCTGTTGCTGAAATTGGTTCATCTGCCCCGGAACGCCAAAACTATATTGATAAGGATTGTTATATAATGCCATCTCGTACACCTCCTATGACTTATTCTATGACTTATTCTATGACTTTCTATGACTATTTTTACATAAAAAAAGAGCCTTAGACAGTTCGTCTAAGACCCATATAAGTATCTGAAAAGTATCAGCATACTTTAATTATTTTATTGTTCACCCTCCGGCTTAATCGCTTCGCCGTGGATATACTCACATTCATCTGTTCAGCGCAGTATTCAAGAGTGTGTTCCTGACACCTCAGCCGGAACAATCTTTCTTCATCCGGTGTAAAATTACACTCTGTCAAGAACCTGTCTATATCTTTCTTAGTGAACACATATAATTTCATGAGCATACCCCTTATTAATGCAATTAACGTTGATTCTGCGCAAGATAATTTGTGAGCTTCTGTTTTGTTTTTTTTAATTCCTCGACGTTATTTCCGCTGATCTGGCTGTCCAACATGGTTGATAACACTTCCAGAATCAATGAATCACGTTCTGCGATTCTTCGAAGGCTTTCATAATCTCGTCTATCATGTTCTTCCAGTGTCTCTACTCGCTTATTAAGCCGAAACGCCGGGGTAATCCACTTAAAGATTACAGCCACCGCCCCTCCGACAATGGACACCCCTCCGCAGATCGAGAGGAAAATCTGTACAAATTCTGATATGCTCATTTAGTTACTCCTTTTCCCAGTAATATACCGGAATCTCATTACCGGAATCCCATGTGTCAAAATATTTGCCATCTTGTACCGTCACTACATGACCGTCTATGCAGAGGATGTATGTACCTGTTGGATGGTCTGTGCAAAAGTCATTGACTGTATAGATATATCGCTCTGACTGTTCTATCAACTTGCGCCTGTATCCATGCTTATAGAGATACGCTCCCCAGACATAATTTGCACTTGGCATATCTGACAGAGCGCACGCCTGTATCATTAATCCAGCGAATACCGTTTCCCAGTCGAACCCGGTTGCTTTACATATTGCCCGGACAGCACAATCTCCGACTCGATTCCCGGCAGGATTCGGATTGTAATATTCCCATCTATCCATCAGTCAATCCCCTTTGCTGTTTTATATCGTCTTGCCGCTCCTCTGGCTTTTGCGGCGTTCTGACGGTTCCACTTAGCTATCATGAGCCGGTCTTGCAGTTCCCTCAGGTTATTCTGCTTGCAGTAATCCTTGTATGCGGCATTTTGTTTTTGGAGAAGAAAAGACTTCCGGTCAAGGTCTTGCTGGAGTGCGAATTTTGCTTTTTCATTCGGTGCATTGTCGACTCCTGCTTGTAATCCAAGAACTTCACGCTTCGTTTTGCGGATTCTTCGCTCATAAGTGCGTTGTCGTTGCTCTTTTTCATACTGCTTTCCCTTGTTGGCTTTGTCCTGTGCTGACAATTCCGCATAAGGATTAAATTCCCCGTCACTGGCTCCGAAACTATGCCGACAGTTGACTCCTGACAGTCCGCTTGCTGTCCCATATCCGGTCAATGAAAACGGTGGAAATTTCTTACTCTTTCCAGAGCGAGAGTATATCTTGCCTTGCCAAAACGAGTGATTTCCCGGATTCTGACCTCCGTCGCCTGTTCTGGCTCCTATGTGCGCACTGACCAGAACTAAATCCCAGTCCATTTCTTCCATGCGTTTTAGCGATATATCGCCAGTAGCCTGTGCTACGCCAGTTCTGACAGAACGCGCAACTGCGGTTTCAATCGTGTCTTTTCTGCCAGATGGATATGTGACGGTGACACCATCTGATACAACATTATTAACTGCCTCTTTGATGGCTTGCGTATACCCAACCGCTCCAGTCATTACATGATTATATGCAAGGTCGCATTGTTCGATATAGAGCCTCTGAGCGGCACTTGCGGTGGTTCGTGTGAAATTCTTCCACTCACCCATAGTCGCAAGCATATTCCGTTCCATGAGCCTTATCATAGCTGGAGACTGCTCAAGCGGTACAGGACTTAACCCTGCTGCCTTATATACCTTATCATCGTAATTCATTGCAGTGATTCCGGCATCCTCAAACGCTTCAAGAAGTTCCTGCTGTTCACGTTTGGTGTATTTTGATAATTCTGCCAGAATGTCCTCTAGCAGTTCACCAGATTCCTGTAGCGTTCTGATTCTCCACGCATCGGCATTGGTTAGGATATAATCCTCGCCTCTGCCGATTCTTGCCATCATTCGCGACACGATCTCAGAGATGATATACTGGTGCAGTTCTTCTGCAATTTGTTCACTGCCCTCTGTAATTTGCCGTAAATATTCTGGGCTTAACATAACTACTCATCTCCAAACAGTTTTGGTTCGTCTGGCTGAGCTTCTTTGACCATTGCTTTCGCTTCTTCCTTAGTCATTCCCTCGAACTTCACGAAATACAACCATGCCGGGACCTTGCCGGTAGTCACATACTGCCACCATCTTGCACGGTCGTTTTCACGCACATACAGGATATCTCCGAAATCATAATTGACTTCATAAGCTCCGACAGGTGCAAGTCCGTACAGGTCAGCGTAAACATTCAGCGCGTAGATAACTTCGTCCAGACAGGATTCCAGTTTGTCTCGAACATCTTTAATGAACTGCACTGTCCTCTGCTGTTCTGCTTCCACTCCTGTAGCTGTCTGAATGCCACTAGATTCGTTGAAAACAAAGTACCCGTTGGAGAATCCAATTTTGTACCCTAACTGGCTTAAAAGGGCATTTATGCCACTTATACGGGTATCCGTGTTGAGTTGTGGATTGATTTCTTGATAGAATTCTTTTTCACCCTCCCCGAATACATTCTTTACAAAGTGCGGTAATCTCATCTCGTTTCGCCTATTTTCCATGCCCTGTGGTGACATGGCTGATACAGGTGCGCCGCTTGGCATCAGCAGTCTATCATCTGCCAGGACGATCTTCTGAGAATCGAAAATTTCTCCGGCGTTTCTGCTGTATGCAATGTCGAGGTCTTTTAATTCTTCGATAGCTTCGGCAAATATCGGAAGTCCAAGTGGTGTACTGATATCCACATTGTTCGCCTGTGGCGTCCGTAATACTCCATACAAAGCTCCGTCCAGTTTCTCCCCGTTTGCTTTTAGAATCGGTGGCGTATCTGCCATGAGGTCAGCCCACTTGGTCTGTTTAAGGTCAATCTTATCTCCGATACTCTGAGGGGATTTTGACACATAGGCTCTGTTGGAGACATAGTACGGATAGGTTGTCACGCCGTCCACGGTAGTCTCAACAAACCTATGATATTCAAGCCTTGTATAGTATTTCCGCCCAACGGTATAAGAATCCTTAAAAATAATCCCTTTAATCTCCTGATTGTCATAATCTACAATCATCACATCTGCCGGAGTAAATACGTCAAGGCTCTCCCCGTTTGGCTTAATAAAAACTGTTCCGTAAGCGCAGCCGTATTCTACCCAGTGCCGAATCTGGAAATATACCTTGTCAATCTGCTCCTGTAGCCATGTAGCCCTTGCGGAGCCGTCAATCTGAATGCCGATCGCCAGTGTTGCGAGTCTGGCAGTCTCTGAGCAGACAGATTTCGCAAAGTTAATCGTCTTGATATTATTCTTATCATCTAGCCATTCTGGTACGCCCCTGTATATGTTCGCACACCGGTTAATCAGCGATTCCATCTCCGGAAATTCTGCTGCCTGGATTTTAAAGTCCTCTTCGGCTTGTTTTTTGAAAATCATGTTAAACCACCTTTTTAGTGTTGTTATAAGTCCCATTATGCACTGTAACCTCTCCTGTTAAATAACGGCTCATAAGCATACCTAAGTGCCGAGATTGCGTGATCGTTTCCATCAGGATAACCGCTTATTACATTTCCCTCTTTGTCCCGATCATACTCATACTCTGTAATTTCTTTGTATGCATTCGGTGTCCGCTTCGGGTCAATGACTATAGTCTTTGTTTGCAAGAATTTAAAACCATACTCGATACTTCCTGGTCCTTTGATTGCTCCTCTGGCAGGAAGTCCGGCATCCCGGAAGTCATTCACGGACTTAGGTTCCGCAGAATCACATATCATCGTGTAATCGTCATAGCCTTTTTTCTTAATCCAATCAGCAGTCTTGGAGTTACTCCATTTATTTACATACAATTCGTCAATAAGATATATTTTCTCTCTGGCAGAATCATAATAAGTTCGGAGATAGCAGAAGGCATCCGGGTACCATCCATAATCTACACCAGCGAAAATGCGATCCATGTGGCTGATCTCTTCGTCTGTGATATCTCTAATCTCCAGATATTCAAATACATTTCCGCCGTCACCATTCGGAACACCCAGGTATTCATGCTCATAGGCTTCTGGATTGATTTCTTTCAGATGTGCTGCATCGTCAATAAACTTCTGTCCGAGCCACTCCGCCGGGGCTTCCAGATAACTCGAATGATGAATAACTCTTTTCGGGTTAGGCGTGAGCTTAATCCTGTTTACCCAGTTTGATTTTGACTTTGGTGGGTTGTATGATGAAAAATCATAGGACTCATCACCACCACGAAGCACCGACTGATTAACAGAACGTTCCTGAGCATCTCCCTTCATTTGATCTTTTTCTTCTTTCCAGAGGATTCCGATATATCCAAACTCCGGCTTAATAGATTTCAGCTTGGTTTCATCGTCCAGACCACGGAAGTATATTGTCTGTCCTGTTTTAATATACTTGATCTCAAGTGGTGACACCTTGCATTCAAATTCTTCCATCAATCCCAGTTCGTTGATGGCCCATTTCAAGTTAGCATATACAGAATCTTTCAGAGTACCGGCCACCTGTCTTGTAATGCAGGCGTGCATCTGAGGATTATTCTTGATAAGCTCAATAATCTTAAAAGCTACGAATGAAGATTTCAGACCGCCTCGACCGCCCTCGAATACATATTCAATGTTGGGCTTAATCTGTCGGTTAATATCCACGAATGCCTTGCCAAGTACTCTGGCAGGAAGTTCATATTTTTCATCATCATCTTTTGAAACTGCTGTTAGCTGCTCCCATTTTTCGATAGCCTGTATATTTCCATCTGCCGCTTTTTTATACAGAGAAGTTGCTACGACCGCCATGTTATTCGCGTCTTCGTCAGCAATCCCCATTTTTGCAAGTTTCTTTTTTGCAGTACTTGATGCAGGACTTTCGGCTATAATTTTTACATAATCAGAAAGGGCTTTTTTTTGTCGCCTAGAATATCCAGATGCAATACCGCCTTTTTGTCCGTTTCTCACGGCTTCCTCACGGCTTTGATTGCTTGTAAATGGTTTTAAATTTTCCTCGTTTGCCATCCTATCAACATCCAATCATATCCTTTCTGAATTAAGCTATAAAATCCCATAGTAATACTTCTGAGTATATTCTATCACGGGTCAGCAGAAAAGTTGTGGTACATGTTTGAGGAATTTTGTGCTAAAAAAAGAGCCGGTAAATACCGACTCTCTAATTTTATTCATTGCTTTGTAATTTTCTTATTGTCTCGTCCTGATCTCCCGGACACCCCATGAAGCACTCCAGGCAATGTTCGTAAAATGTGCATCTGATACAGTCATGTGGACTGATTAAGCTGCAATATTGATGTAGCACTGCGAATGCTGATATGGCGAGCTGCGGGGTTATGTCTGGTGTGAGCTTGTCTGACATATTTATCGCTCCTCTCTTACCATCTTCAACGTAAACTCTGAAACATTTGGATATGAGATCGCAAACTCTTCTTTTTCATCCATTTGATTCATGAACCATTCAAATACAGCGGCGATTGCCATATCGGTTACGTCTTTTTTCTCACCTACCCATAAACCTTTTTCTTCATTTACATTTCCATAGTAAACGGTATTTGTAATAGGGCTAACGCCCATTTTCTTGACAGTTTTATAAGCCATTTTTCATCTCCTCCAACTTCTTCACAGTGAAAAATGTATTTATCATTGACAATAAGATTACAAAATTTTTTCTGTGCTCTATGTGACCACTTTCTCTCCCATCATCTTCATCAATGTATCTTTCTGTTAATCTCTCCATCTACTTCACCTCTTCTTTCTCAATCCATTTCCACCAGAGAACCACATATACTGTTCTTTTAAAAAATAAACCGTAACACTCTTTATGAATTGAATCAAAATTCTCTCGTCCAATTTCCATTGCTCTTTTCCGTGCCTGATCTAATGTTTTGCACGGTTCTTGGCACAAAAACCACATGATCATTCCACCTCCCTTGTAATCACATCAATACAAGCATTCCACCCAGTAGAATATCCATCTCCAAATTCGTCTGGAAAATAGCTTTCCATATCTTTCTCCGGCAGTGGATTCAGGGGACACCAAACAGGAACTACATCATTGTTTGGAACTCTCCTGGCGCCCATTGCTCTGCACCAAAATTCACTTATAAATTTACATTTTCCGCAGTTTTCTGGTGTATCAATCACTAATACTGATTTACTCATTCAACTCCACCGCCTTTCACGATATCAACTGCTTCATTCAGACATTGAGCTGTATACCAATCGTCACCCGATTCTGAAACTTTATTTTCGATTAACATTTCCAACCGTTGAACAACTTCATCTACATCAAAAACTGTTGGTTGTCTATTAATACAGTCAATAAACTCTTTTTGGTCGGAACTAATACTATTTCCAATTTCCCAGATTTTAATATATTCAATTAAATCGTCCGCATCAATTAGTCTGCTCATTTAATCACAACCCTCTTTCTTATCAAAAGCCAAGTCAACTCTAATCACATCCGTTTCTATCGCTGAAAGGCAGCTTACTTTCAAGTTATAAAATGGTTTCAACAGCTTCGAACCGGTATTGAATGTATCGTAATCCTCCCAGCTTCTACCCGGATGGCATATCTGAATTTTATCTTCACTTTCAGGATCGCCGCCAATTGCTGCTATTAAATCAATTAACCTCATTTTTCACTCCTCTTCTCAATTGCTTTTGCAAGGTCAGAAATGCAATCGCCAATATAGAAAATTGCTATCATTGCCACATTAATATCTGATATTTTTGCACCTAAAATCCAACAAACAAACATAATTGCCAACCATACAAGACACATTTTTTATTCCTCCTCCCACACTCCCAACAGCCTCATCCTCTCATACAGTACAGCGACGGTCTTGCGCCTGTATCCGTAGAAATCCTTCGGATTCATCGGGATATATCTTTCTCTGCTGATTTTCCTATAGCTTTTCCGGTACAGGATATTTTCGATAACCATATCCGCTATCACCGTGTTCTTCGGGCAAGCTGACAAGGCAGCACTGGAAAGCAAGTATCCGTACTCTGCCGGGAAGTCTTTCAGCATCGCATTCAGTTTTTCTATGTCTTCTGCTGGAATACCGTAGTCTTTCAGCTTTTTATTCCTTGTCAGCATACCGTTCTCCTTTCTATTCGTCTGGGTGGTGCTTGTCGTACATGATTGCCACGCATATGAGGCCAGTCACTCCGACTATGATTCCAATGGTGAATACTAATAAGAATGCAATCATGTTTAGTCCTCCTTATATGGTTCTGGAAGTGGTCGCCATGCAGTGACTTTCCAATACGCCCTAGCACCAGTTAGTTCCCAGCGTTTCAATCTGCTTTGAAATTTTGCATAGGTTGAACGATATACTCTTCCGTCCATGCAGGTTACCTGATACGTACCGCTTGATTCCGGAAATCTCTCACTGACTGGAATCCATCCGTTTTCTTTCTCATCCTGTTCCAGATCCTCTTGAAGCTGTTCTATCATTTCTAGAAAATCTCTAGCAGTAACCAATTTGTATCTATTTACAATATCTTGCATCCAATCATGATAACTGGACAATCTGTCTTTGATATGGCTCATTATTCCACCTTCTCATAAGTTTCTCTGAATATATCTGGCTTACACGGATAAAATTCACCGTGGACACCGCGGATGATATAGTCACCAATGTTTGCAAGATGTTCGCCCTCAAGCGTCTTAATAACCAATCCACCCGGAACCTTCCAGTGGTCAATATAGAAATTCTTACCTTCTGCCGACATGTACTGGTCTGTACACTGATAGTCCGTCAGGAAATCGAACATTTCTCGATGATTTGTACCAGTCCACTGTACTGCATCAATTACAACTGGCTTCTTTCTGTACTTCATGCTTCCACGCTCCCATCTTCTGGCATCTGAAACAGGATTGATTTTCTTATCTCATTTCCATAGCCTTTTAATACAGCAATTCCATGCGCCACACTTTCTTTTGTATCATAGCTTCCTGTTTATGCCGATCCCGCCAGCCCATTGCCAACAATTTCACCAGATTTGTATTCCATGTATGCTTCCTGAATCATATCCAGCACTTTCATGGCTTTTGCTTTATTCGAGTATTCTCCTAGCAGATAACTGCATCCGGTTATGTATGATGTTATAATTGTTTTTATAGGTCCTTCCGCAATTTCAGCGCCTGCCATAGAATTGAAATTAATCAATACTTCTCTATCCTGACTTCTGATTAACATTTTGTATCCTCCTCATCGAATTCGCTCTTTAACATTCCAGCCTTAATCAGTTCATAGATAATGTCAAGGCTTGTTCTTTTGTCTCTATACCTACAATTTGGGGTTTTATGGATTCTCGGATCATCGTCTTTCCAGTTGTTTATACCAAAAACTTTATCGCTTACAAAAAGCATTTTGATTCCCCTGGAAACACAAAGATAATAACATCCATGTTTCCCGTAATCTCCGGCACATTTCTTGAAACCGAATCTTTCAAATTCTTTGGCCGGTACTGTTGGAATTAACATTTCTTGTCCTCCTGTTTCTTAAAATCCATCTTCAAATCGTATACAAACTGGCAAAGTTTCTCTGCAATCTCATCTGCATTCTCTACATTTGCAAGATGTCTGACGTACTGTTTACCGCACACGGCGCAAGTTAATTTTCGTATTGTTTCCCAGACTTGCCATGAGATAATAGATGAATCAAAAGCATCCGTCATCAGAGAATTTCTTCCGTTTCCATTCTCGTCTCTGAACCACTTTTCTCTCGGCACTTTTAACGTGGTTGCAACATCTTCTCCGGTAAGACAACCTTTGTATTTTTCGTCAATGCGCTTTTCCAGTTCATCCAGAAGTTCCTTCTTTTCCTGTTCTGTCATTTTCCATCCTCACTTTCCCCATGTAAGCAACTGACACGCTATTGTGCAGTCCTCCATGATTGATTTATCCGAATGCTACCTGTCCGTTATTCTGCATGTAGATCATCGGTGCAGCTTTACGCTCTCCGACTTTCAGATACGGGCAATTAGCTTTCACAAGTGCCTCTGCCATAACCGGAACCACACTATTTCCAATTCTTGCTACCTGTTTTGCAATCGGGTAATTTCTCCATTTATAGTCTCGATCAATGATGTAATCTTTCGGAAATCCCTGCATCACCTTTAATTCTTCCGGCTTTAGCATTCTGAGAAAGATATCTGAAATAATGTATTTTTCTCCATGGATATCAACCAGAACATTTACTAGCCCGAATCTATCTTTTGTGGTAATGGTCCCAAGCGGTTCGTTAAGCACCTGTCCGCATCCTGTCCCATAATATTTAACCAGAAAAGCGAATATCACACCGAAGTGACCGGGTGATGTGGTTATCGTATGTAACGGCTCATCACATCCTTGACCGATTCCAGTTTTGTAATATTTCGTGATTAAAGCTGTCACGAGACCATATCTGTTTGATGTATCAATAGTCTTAATTGGCTCAGTCAGTAATTGCCCTCTGGAATCGCCTTGCCTGGTTTCTCCGTGATATTGAATTATGAATGCTAATGCATCTTTATTCTTCACAATGTAAGGATCTGGATTATCAACGATATATTTTCTGATTCCATTTGCAATGCGTTTCTGTGTCGCCTCTGCCAATGGTTTTGGACGGTCAAAGATGCTTTTGCCTAAGTCTGACCAATCAATGTAGTCTCCACACTGTTCGTATCGCTTCAGACCGTCTATTCCGAAACGATTATGCGTAGGATTTGGCCATACTATCTGTTTTCCGTCTCTGCGAAACACTGCATACCAACGTTTCCTTGTAGTCGGTGCTCCATAATCCGCAGCTACCAGTTCCCGGCTGTCAAATTCATAACCGATATTTTCCATTGCTGAAATAAATTTTCGATAATCTTCACCGGCTCTTTCCTTGATCGGATGCCCTTTCTCGTCGAGCGGCCCCCATTGTTGTATTTCTTCCACGTTCTCCATGATAATCACATCTGGGAGAATTGCCTTTGCGTGCTTATATACAGCCCATGGAAGAATGCGAAGCCCCTGTTTTCTAGGCTGACCGCCTTTTGCTTTTGAATGGCTTGTACAGTCCGGGGAAGCCCACATCAACGCTACGTGCTGATTTCCGACGTATTTCTGCAAATCTACTTTGAAAATATCCTCTGTCAGATGCAGTGTTCCAGGGTGATTTGTCTTGTGCATCAGGATAGCGTCGGGGTCGTGGTTGATTGCTATGTCTACTGGTCTTCCGAGTGCCATTTCGATTCCTACAGATGCCCCACCACCGCCGGCAAAGCAATCTATGATTAAATCTTTCATCTATACTCCCATCTTCTTAACCAGATTCTTATTCATTTCGTCAAATCTTACATCTGTGTTCTCTTCAATGTCCTGCATCATGCTCAGGACGCTCATTTCGCCCTCATTTGCCATTTTAGCGTACTCGTTAGCAGTCTGCATGACTGTGAGCAAACGTTTCGTAGAAAAGCCATATAAACGTCTCAGAGCCATCATCGTTGTAACGACATTAATTGTATCAGCCCAATCTTCTCCATCATTGAATCCATTCTCATAAGCTTCTTTCTCCATGCTTTTGATCTGGCTATGGCAGTTCTGCATAGCTCGCCCAAACGCCTGAGCTGCCTGATTGGACTGAGCTAGAGGGAGCATCTGCTTTCGTGGTTTTGCTTTAAGTTTACTACTCACGCTTCACACGCCTCCTAATCTGCCCTGCAACGGCTTCAAACTGCTTAAGCAATGAATTGTCGTCATTTCGGTTTAAAGTCCGATCGTAAGCCGGAGAGACGTCCCACAAGTCATTTACGAGAACGCCGTGCGCTACGCTGTTGAGCAGTGCGCTTCGATGCGCTCCTGTGATGCTTGCGATCTCGTCAAGAGTGAACTCTCCAATGTACTCAGTGCCTTTGAATAGCTCATACAGTTTCATGTTTCTTCCTCCTTGCAACGAACTCATATCCTGTCAACCGGAACGCTCTCGGTGTCTTCGGGTGATCCGTTTCGATCAATCCATCCGTTCGCAGCATGTCCATGTGGCGAAGCACCGTGGCATTTGATACGCCGACGCCGTCAGCAATCTCTTTATAGGACGGTGCGTACCGATGTTCTTTGATATACCGACAGATGTACAGATATATGTCTTTATGGATCTGCTGACCTTCTTTATACTTCTGTTTGTACATTTTTCTCACGCTCCTCTTTCATCTTCTGCGCTCTTTTAAACATTTTTTCGAGATAGTCCGCATAAGCCAATAGCATATGATCTACAAACCCGTTTTTTCGATATTTTTCTGACATGATATGAATCTGTTCTGTCACCTGCTGCCAGTATTCATCATTTTCTTCGATTCCGGCAGTCTGGAGAACCAGTGCCGGGAAGTCAATCTGCAAGAACTTAATAGTGTTCGGTATCTGCTCGTGTGTCACTCTCATACTTATACACCTTCTTCTACCTCAAAACTCTGTTCAAGAAGTCGCTCGTTATCCTTACTAAACGCCTTAATATAGCTTTGTTTTATCGGTCTGATAAAATGTATACCATTAGCGGATTTTGCCCGGGAAACAGCCACATAGAACTGCCCAGGATCCCAACAGCAAGGATCAATGTTGATTTTCTCGAATGTCTGTCCCTGTGATTTATGAATACTGATCGCCCAGGCAAGTTTCACTGGGAACTGAGAGAAAGAACCTACTTTTTTGCGGACAATCTTCTCTTTTACGATTTTCTGACCGTCTTTTTCCTGTTCAGATTCCTCAATAACCTGTTTCTCAATGTCTTTGCTGTATCTGTACAAGCTAACTGTTTTGCCCTTATCAGTCTTGATAACCAGATAAGATTCTTCAAATTCTCCGTTTTCCACAATTTTCTGAATGATGCCAATCGTTCCATTAACGTAGTTTCCAGACAGATCATTGACTGTAATCATCACTTTTGCACCGATGTTAAGAATTAAGTCCTCTCTGGCAAATGCAATGTTCTTAATATCGGCAGATGTTAGCTCGCCGTCAACTGCTGCATGAAACACTTTTTCGGTCTTTTTATCCAACTTGCCAAGGAAAGTATTGTTAATTCTGTCAGCTTCTGCATTAGTGCCAACCAAGAACGGTGCTTCCGGTATAACCTTGTCTGATTCGTTGTTCTCCAGATATGCAATGGATTTTCTAATATTGTTGCCATATTTAATATCATTCAGCACATACTTAAATCCCTCATCATTCTGCCTGCATACTTCATCAAGCTTAATATATTCGAATGACATATCTTTCCAGTATTCAGACATGAAGGCATATCCGTGTTCGTACTTTCCGCCCTTTCCATAATCAGATCCATACATCCGGCAGAGAATTTTGCGGTCATCTGTCGTGATAACTGGGGGAAGCTGGTAGAAATCGCCTATCACGATTAACTGAATGTCTTCTTTGTCCTCTCCGATTAGAAGTCTGTCAACTGCTCTCTCTTCATTCTCCGTGATGATCGTCTTTGCAATCATATTGAACAAATCGAACCGGCACATGCTGATTTCATCAATGATAAGAACATCTGCTTCTTTCAGAAGTTCAGCTCTGGATTTCACCTTTTTCTTATAGTCCTCAAATTTAATTGAAATATTCAATGCCCGGTGTACGGTAGTTGCCCCATATCCGATATTATCCGCTGCAATTCCAGTAGTGGCGGATACCAGAACATTTTTACCAGCTTTTTCCGCCTCATCGATGAACGTTTGAATAACCGTTGTCTTGCCTGTTCCTGCGTCACCTGTCAGAAAAACATTGCTGCCAGACAGCATCGTATCTAATGCATATCTCTGCTTTTTATTGAGATCGTCTTTTTTCATTTTGTAACCACTCCTTGTAATAATTATGTCAACTAAATATTTTTACAATATTCAATTAATTTTGTCATATTAAATCTAATTGTATATGCTTTTTAATTTTGTAACCCATGTGTAACCGACTTTTTCAACCTATTGGTTACGCAAAAAACCCTTATTTTATGCGGGTTTCAGAGATATGTAACCGTGTAACCAATGTAACCAAGGTTTTTATATAGGAGAATCACTAGAGTATATGTTTTTTATACACTCTCAAACTTTCTCCTATAGGATGTTTTTTTCCGTGTTACAACGGTTACATGGTTACAAATTACGAAAACGGAACATTCGCTCCTTCGTTGGTGGGTGTGAGATCAGCTTCAACTGATCCACTTTCTTTCTCATTCTCAAGGTCCTTTATGTTAATGACCTTCACTGCGATAAGTCTCATCACGCTTCCTCCGTCCCTTTTTAATACCGTATCTCTTTTTCCTGTATGCTTAATCAATTCTCGATTAATTGCCCAGGCAGAAAAGGCTTTTCTGGAGAATCCATTGTTCTTCAAAAGGTTTTCAAGAGGTTTCGGATAAAAATATACATATACATCTCCATACTCATCTGGCGTTTCCTTGAATCCCCATTGATCGCAACTGAATTGAGCATCAAAGTGCTGCCCGTACACGGAAAGACTTTCAAGAATGAATTCATAACACCTCTGTCCCTCAGATACGTCTTTTTTACGTGTAGGTATGTCCACAACGTCCTCGACCGTCAGCTCACGTCCATCCTTAAATATGAAATCTGTAGCTAATTTGTCAGCCAGCAGAAGTGTAGATATAGCCATGACCTGTTTTGCTGGAAAGTCATATCCGTCAAAACCTTTCTCAATTTCGGCTTTCATTTCTTTCAGATCGTCCGATGTGAACTGTTTCAAATTTCCAACAAATACTCTTCCAGCAAAGCCGTAGTTCTTCGTGACAACGCTGTTGATCTCTGCCGGATTCTCGTAAATATCCTCGCAACACTCAATCTCAATAATTCTGTTGATAGCTCCGCCGGAGTCTGCAAATTCCGAAATAGGATTCTCACCGTTGCAAATAGTCACATTACTCCATGTATTTTCCTTAGCTGCTCCGAGGTCCTTATTTGACCTTCCTTTCCCTTTGCCGGAACAGAGATTATAGATCAATGTTTCGTAGTTGTCCCGAATATACTGAGAAGCGTTCTTCGAGTCATCGAGGATCATTGGAAAATTATTAAGCATATCTGCTCTAGTCTCTAATGATGTATCTGTTGATCGAAAGTTTCCAACGTAAGCTCCCGGCGCAGGATTTCCCCAAACTGATGCCGCTATATTGATCGTTACTGTCTTTCCACCACCTGTCTGTCCGTAGAAATCTACGATGAACGGTAATACATCAAGCGGCTGTACAAGCACACTTGCAAAAGATGCCGCCAGTGCTATTCGTGGCTCTAATCGTCCGCACGACCGCAGCTGTTTAGCCAGAGTCACCCACTTGAAGTAATCTCCACTTTCCTGTATACTCTGGAATAGTGTTTTAAAGCGGTATTCACCGTCAAAAACGATCGAAAGGTCGTAAGGTACAAACACATTGCCATGCCATCCTAACTTGCTTGTAGAGTGCTGTATGTCGATCATATCGGCATTGTACATTTCAACATCTGCCAGATACTTTACAAGGAGCCTTGCGTTCTCTGAATTAACCTGTACGCCGAACCTTGCAAGATTAGTTATCGCTCTAGAGGTCACAATGTCAATTTTTGGAACAGTTATTTCCGTCCAATATCCATCCCTTTTAAAAGCCACTGTGATCTGTTCTTCACCTGTTTCAATGTTTTTCAGTCGGCGTATCGGCATGATCGGGTGGTGACATACAAGTTCTCTCGCCTTAGATGTTTCAGAAGAAAATATTCCATTCTCTGTAGCTATCCAGCTGCCACAAGCCATATTAGGATATTCCTTATCAACAGAATCAGGATAAAAGTTTGTGATGTTTTCAACCAGCTGCATGGAACGATTTGCTTTTTCTTCTTTTTCCTTTTCCTGCTCTGCTTTCTGGAATTCCTTTATGAACTCTTCTGCTATATGCTTCGCTTTCACACTTTTTGCCCGGTCCATCAGCTTGAATTTGATTTCCGAACGGTCGATTTTACTTTTTACTGAAAAAAGCTCTTCATACAGCTGCTTTTCCATAAAGTCTTGCGCTTGTAAATTTTCAATGTTTTCAAGAATTTTTCTCACCTCCTGACTTAACAGACAGCAATTCATGTCTGCTTTTTTCTTTCTCAAGATTAAACTGGCACATATACCACTCTTCTGAATCAGGAGGGAACGTTTTTAGTGCTGTTTCGTACATAAGTATGTTCTTTTCTACCTGTTCAAGCTCGTTTGGGACCTGAGCAGGATTGCATTTTTTTGCTTTGATATCCCGCATTTCATGTCTGATCTGGTTACGACTTTTACCTTTTTTTGATATATAAGTGCCGCCCAGCTCAATAAACGCAGTACTAAAAGGGACGGATTCGTATTGCATTACGAAATCAAACACATCGCCACCGATTCCACATCCGAAGCAGTAAAAGGAATCATCGTAGATTTTGCAGGATGCTGATTTTTCCTTGTGAAAAGGACAACATATAAATCCCGCTCTATTCGGTTTTAGTTCATATCTGGAAAGAATCTCGGACATTTTCACTGACTGTTTGATTTCTTCTTTCGTCATGTCAATAACTCCACGATTCTCCGCCCGGTTTCTTCTTTCGTGCAGAATTCAAATCGGACTCCGTATTTATCTCTGATTGTGCAGAGAGATTTATATAACTGGCAGCCATCAACAGCCTTATCAGAAATTACAGTCTTTACTCTCTTACCGTTTATCGTCCTCCAGATAACCTTGTGTTTTCTTGGGTTCTCCCAAAAATACACATCACCAACCGATTTAATATCTGATCCATGCTCACATAAGATAATCAGCTGAATACCTGCTTCACGTGCTCTGATAAGCTCTGCTTTGAATCTTTCATGCTGCTGGCAGACATTTCCGCAAAGCTCTTGTAAATCCTTTTTACGATCAATACAGAGTTTTGCATTATCTAATGACTGATAATCTCCACAATACAATTTAGAGCGAAAATACTGCACTCCAAGGCTATCAAACTGACTCTGAATCCGTTCCCATTCTGATTTATGTTCCCTTGTGTCCACTTGTATAACCATTAAAAACACATCCTTTTAATTGAACGGAAGTTCTTCCTGTACACTGTCTGGAATACTCATAAAGTCCGTGCCTGCCGGATTCGCTCCCATGATAGCTTCTTCTTTCAGATGATCGTCATAGGCTCTCGTGGTGCGCTCTTCTGGGATATCTGCATCCTTAATTCCTTCAATACTGCGGAACCATGCAAGCTTGTGACGTTTCACTTCTTTATTGTCGTACCAGTCTCTCTCCAGACGGAAGATGCCGCCGATCAGTTTTCCCTTAAACTGCTGCCCGAAATTATCGTCCCACTTAACGGCAAATCCCGGATTTGACTTTTCTACGCATGTGATAAATGTTTTAAGGTTACGGACACCATAATCTACACTCTCGTCAATGACCATATAGTTAGTGCCGGCGTTCGGATATTTCTTGTCTGGACGAATGTCATTTTCAAACTGCTTCATAAAGTAACCCGCCTGTTCGTCTCCTTCTGCGAAATCAAACAAGATAACAAGCATATCAAGTCCGCCCTGGCTTTTTTTCTCTGATACCTGCTTAATTACCATCTTATGACCGCCAAGCTTAATTGGTTCAAATTCTCCTGCTGCCTGTGTAGTATCGTAATTATTTGGTTTCTGCATTATCTGTTCCTCCTAATTCATAATAATCTCTGATAACCTTGTCAACTTCTGCAAGGTCGTTATCAATAGTTAAACTGCCAAACATCCCGATTGGGGACTTGCTTACCGCTCCCTGACTGGACTGAGTGACAAATAAGTGTTTTCCACTCTCTTCGATGCATCGAAGAACGATGGTAAACATGCCCTCGATGCAAACTTTTTCGTCCAGAAGTTTTCCGATGGTCTTAGGCTTTACTTCTCCAGAATCATCCTTTTCTTCATGCATCATAAGGTAAACAATTTTATTCTGCGGTACTTTTGTTACAATGAACTGGATAAGATTCCAGAAATAGTCTCCAATATCATTGTACAGAGCGAACACTGCATTGCCTTTTCCGGCAGAAGCGTGTCCCTTCATGAAATGATTCGTGATAAGATATCCTGCATCGTCAATTACAATTGACTCTGCTTTTGATGCGATCAGACACTTCATTACCTGCTGGTAATCATCTGTAAACCATCCGTCAATCTTTCCTTTAAATGGAAGTGGTTTATTCAATACTCTGATAAGATTCCAGCGTTCATTCTGGCAGTTTCTAAGACTGGTGCTCTTGCCAGAACCAGATTTTCCGATAATTAATACTGGTGTTGCCATTACTATTCCTCCTTGTCATAAACCACATGCTTGCTGCCCTCAACAATCAGCAAACTCGCGATATCCTTCATAGAAATGGTTGATTCATTATAGATTTCGACCAGTGCGTTGTATGCAACTGTTGATACTTTCACAACCGGGTTATCTTTATCAGTTGCCGGCTGCTTCTTTCTTGCTGGAATGCGGATTTCAAATTCACTCACCGATATATTTCCTCCTTATACGATTTCTGAGCCGTTAAAAGCCCATTCAGAGCCTGTACGTAGCTCGCTAATGTCCTCGCCTTGTACGAACTCTCGATGTAGTTATCAGCTACAAGGGAAAGCTGCTCGTCTATCAGAGCAAGGATTTCGTTAATTCTATCCTGCATCTTTTCTCACCTCACTAAAGAAACAATACACATTGTCAGATCCATCTCCTCTCGCCGGATTCTGCTCGCCGCTTGGAAAGATTCCACCAGCGCAATGATACTCAAGATGATTCAGATACATGTCCGGGTTCTCCCAGTCAAGAATGTACGCTTTCCGCCTGTTCAGCTCCTCCAGAAGCTCGTTCACTGTCGTTGTCAGTTCCATTGTTGGCAGAAGCTTCAGCTCCATCTGATTCAACATTTAACGGACGCCTCCCATCTATCAGAAGTTCCAGTAAGAAAGTTCTGATTATCTTAAGCTTCTCGCGGATTTCTCTTTCAGAAAGATAATCAAAATTTATAGTCTGATACAAATCCCAATTGAATTCGTTTCCGAGAACTTCGATGATTTTTTTTCTTTTAACTCCTCTTACATTTAATCCGTGTGATGAATGTTCAAACGTAATACTTGCTGTCGGAACTTCGTTTACGACTCTTTTACAGAGTTCATAAATTTCATCGACTTCTTTCTCAAACATTTTCATTCTCCTTTCTCTCTGGCGTATCAACATCCCAGAGAATTCCATATACAATCATCGTGGTCATCGCCGCCGCAAAAAGCTGCCTGCCCGGTCCGCCCCACTGCCAGAATGGAAGAAACGTGGAAAAGCTCCCGATCAGTGCGGCACAGATGATGTTCTTCAGATTATTCACTAATACCTCCCAGAATCCACGCAAGGTTGCTCGCTACCAGTGCAGCTGTTGTTACAACCCATGCGGTGAACCATCTTTTTGACTTTTTCTTGCTTTCTTCGACAATTTCAGTCGCAAGTGCTACTTCGATTTCAGCCCATGTTGGCTGATTTTCGTTTCTAATTTCGCTCATATCTAGCTAATTTCTCCTTATTTTTTCTTATTTGTCTTTACAATTAGCAGATAGAGAACTATAATGTATCTATCCACTAAGGTACTTTAGTGGGTGCAAAGCTCCGGGGTGGAGGTGTCGACTCCCTCCGGGGCACTCACTTATTGAGAGCAGCCTTGCCTTTCCAGACATGACCAGTTACTTCATAGACTTTCCTAGGGCTTATGATGTATGTGATCCTGCCACCGGAAAGGCTTTTTGCTGGCTTGTTATTCTGGATAGCAGTCCCAATCGGCAGCCATCCGTATACAATTCCTGCTCGGATTGATGTTACAGGAAGTCCGATCAGCTTGCTTGCATCAGATACGCTCATGTTCTCCGAGGAGAACTCTGGCATCTGTGGAATGCCTGATATGATTCTCGCAACCTCTGCGGCGAACTGATGAACTTCTGCATTTTCTTTGATGTAAGTATCAACTTCGCTCATTTTATGCTCCTTTCTTGTGGTATACTCCCTATAGATGGGAGGTGATAATAATATGAAACCGAATATAGCAAACGGCTCCATAGTTCCGCACAGCGTCCTTGAACAGCAAATAAAAGAAGCTAAAGAAAAAGAATTACGGAAACAGCAATGGCGACATGATTTCCGAGTAGCTTTATTTAGTGCTGTTGTTGGCGGATTCACTGGATTCCTGGCTACTGTAATCACTCAGATGTTACTTTAGCATCCACTGTGCGAGTAGGCTTCCGAGTGCTCCGCAGGTAGCCGAAAGCACAAAACAAAGAATCCAGAATGCGATTCTGTTTTTCAATTTGTTTTCACCTCCAAGTTAAGAACTTTCTTTCTGCTCCTTACCAGAATCATCTGGCTTATTCTCGGAAAAACTTTCCGTCTTACCAAGAATGTATCCCTTGTCAAACTCTGACATATTAGGAATCGCTTCTTTCAGCTTTTCAATGATTCTTTTTTCTTTTTCAGACATGCACTCACTCCTTTCTTGTGATATACTCTCCTTCAAGGGAGGTATTAAAATGAATCCAATCATTTCAATTCTGAATTCTGTTAAAGAAATTGTTACTTTTGAAAACATCACTTTTCTGCTTGGACTAATAGGCTCCGTTGGTACTGCTTGGCAAGTGATTCAATCACGGCGAAAAATTCGTTTAAGTTTACCTTATTTCGGATATAGTGCAGAGAAGCAATTGGCTCTGGCTTATATCCAATTTGATAACCTTTCAAATTCTGCCGTATCGATCACAGATATCTCCATCGTTATTAATGGAAACATATATCCATGTGATAAACTGCCAACTATCGTTGCTTCTTCAAACCGGAAAATCGGTGGAAAAACCGTTTCTTCCGGCAGCTTGTACAATATGTCTCTTCCGGTTTGTTTGTCTGGATATGGTGGAAGCAGCGGCTACTTTGTGTTTCAGATTCCATTAGAATCTGCTCCATCTGACTCCACACACCAGAGGTTTTTAATTTCGACCAGTCGTGGCTCGTCATTTCGAGTTGAACTGAAACCTGACCGAGAATATTTTCACTAATGATGCATTCTAACATTTTTCTTCGCCTCCTTTGTTGTACTTTGTACACTCTTAATATAATACTATGTACAACTTTTGTCAAGCACAATTTTTGTACATTGTACAATTTTAATATTTACTTTTTTAATTATGTGGTGTATAATCTTATTTGAAAGGAGGTGTACGAATTGAAAAACAGAATAAAGCAAATAAGAAATTCTAATCCTAATTGGAAGAGTCAAGATTTATTTGCAAGCTTTTTGGGAAT